ATGCCTGGCGAAAGAGCACAGGTTTTCTGCACCCCTTCCCCCTTCAGCGCACGTTCCGGCCATAGGTGCGTGCTGTGTGCGACTCTCTGCCGCTCTTGCTATTGTGACACGTGGAACAAAGCGGTTGGAGGTTGTCATGGTGCCATGGATCGCCGCCATCTCGCACCGGCTGGATGTGGTCGAGCACTGTAGCAATGGCGCTGCAATCTCTACATAGCGGGTCCGCTGCGAGCATCACCTTACGCATCCTGCGCCAGCGCGTGGTGCCATAGCCGTGCCACCTGGCTCTGCGTGTCTGTCTCTCTTTCTTTGGCTTCTCAGGCATCCATGGCATGGGTGATAGTGATTAGGCACAGGCTGGCTGTGCTGGTTAGTTCAACGTTGAGTGAGCCACTGGCTTTGCAGATAGCCCTGTGCTCAGTGACTGCTGCCCCTCGCTGTGTGGCTGGGTAGGCTCTGCACAGTGTGCCGTTGGGTAGCTCACACCATAGGCCAAAGGCTATGGCCTGACCTTCAGTTAGCAGAAGGCAGGGGCCCAGGTCCATGGCTCTCCATCTTTTCAAGGATCCAGGCGAAGTCGTCAAGCTGCATGCATACGATGGTGCCCCGCTGCTTGCGCTTATGCAGCACCACGTTGACACCCGCAGCCAATGGCATGCGATCAAGTACCGCGTGTATATCCATGCTCCTCTCTACAGCCTTACACTGCACAACCCACAGGCCTGTGCCGATCAGATCAATGCCTGCGTTGTCTAGCTGTGGGGCTACTGCAGCCGTGCGCTGTACCTCTCGGCCTGTTACTTGGTGCCACCACTTGCAGCACCACCTCTCAAAGCGTTTGCCCTTGTCTTTGCTGTTAATCATAACGCTTTGAATATTTGATATGCTACCTGCGGTACTATGGCGTTGCCATATGCTTTTATACTTTCTCTTCTCCACTTTGGAAAGGTGAGGCCGTCCAGTTCGGTGGGAAGCCCATCATCTCCGCCACAAATCGGGGATTGAGTTGGGAAGTTTTGGAAGGCACTGCGTGGTAATCGCTCAGTGTCAATCCGCGAGTGCTGTTTTCCTCCATAGCTTGCCTTGCTTCCAAAGACCTGGCTCCTTTGTAATCGCGGCTCATCGGCGTTGGAAGCATCTGCTGAACCTGCGTGGCAAGGTTGGGCATGGTCGTACCGTTGGGATACTTCTCCATCCGGGCCTTGAACTTCTCCAAGTCCACAGGCTCCTCCCTTGTCGTTGGCGTAAGCAACAATCCAAATTCTGTCACGGCGGTGCGGCGCGTTGACGCTTGCAGCAGGAAGTACGACCGGGCAGACTTCGTAGCCTTCACTTTCCAAGTCAGCGCACACCGTATCGAGAACCAGCCCTCCATTCCAACTAATGAGGCCACGAACGTTCTCTGCCACGACATAGGTGGGGCGAGCCTCTCGTATGATTCTAAACATTTCCGGCCACAGATATCTATCGTCGGATGTCCCGGCCCGCTTTCCTGCTGCACTAAATGGCTGACAGGGAAAGCCTCCTGTAATGATGTCAACCCCTCCAGCGAAAGCTGTGCCGTCAAAAGTTTTGATGTCTTCATGTGTTTTTGCTTTTGGAAAATGGTGGCTTAAAACCTTTCTGCAAAATGGGTCTCTTTCAACATGAAAAACGTTTTCCCACCCCATCCATTCGGCGGCAAGGTCAAAGCCTCCAATGCCTGAAAATAAACTGCCATGCTTCATTCTATGCGCATTTGTTGCCCTGGTCTACCTTCCTCGGTCTTGTCGTACACCATGCGGGCGGTGTAGTGTGTGCAGCCCTGCTGCTTGTTGTATATCAGCACCATGGCCTGCAGCATCTCCTCATTGGTCATATATGGATTCCGCTGCTTCCATTCTAAATGCCCCCATCTTAGGTCTGGGCCCATCCAGCTGTTCAGCATGCTCTCCCGGATGCAGCCTTTGGCGCCCCACTTGTTATGATCGCGCACGAAGTAGTGGTAGAGTGCAGCCAGCCTGCGCCTGTTTTGGCCTGTGAGCTTCTGCATCCGCTTCTCAAAACCACGGGTTATCATCTCTCAGCTGGTTGTGGTACCTGTCGCGCTTGTCCTCTGTGGCTCTGATCTCTGCCCTGTGCTGTCGGGCTTCGTATTCTGTAAGCTCGATGTCCCAATACTCAGCTGCAAACCAGATCCAGTGCTCAATGCTATTGTTCAGGTTCTTGCTTACGTCCTGCCAGTAGTCGGCGTGGTGATCCTCGTCAAGTTCTGTAAATCTCATGTCCCGTCAATTTAAGAAGTTCCAAATCAAGTCTCTTTTTCCGCTTCCAGCTCTTGACATCATTGGGGTAGATGGCAAGGTGAGAACACAGGGCCCACCGCTCTGAGCGGGCCCTGCTAATTGCCTCAGCCTGTTCTGGCGTATAGCTTTTGTCCTTCACAGTCACCTCAGTCATTCTCTACCAGCTCCATCACTTTAAGCACAGCCGCTGCGATCAGTCGCCACTTTGCAGCCTCAAGCCCAAAGTGCTCAACCCGCAGCTGGTTGTGGAGGCGGTGATACTCTCGGGCTTCTTGCTCTGCCTTTTTTGCGTTGTGCAATGCTTGGTCATAGCATCCGCTCATGCGCTTCTGCATGTGGTGCTTGCGCTTGGCATCGCTGGTGGATTCAAAGGCAAGGACAAAGCTGGTGAGGGCGTCAGTCAATACACCCAGCTCATTGGTTTGCAGTACGCTCATGCTATCACTTCGCTAAAATCAAGTGAATCTGCAATCTCCATCCAATCGCTATTGTAAGCGGTGGCCTTCTCGCTCTTTACGCGGTATGCCGTTTGCATGCCTGAGCCGGTGCGCTTGGCAGACATCCAGCACACAGTGAGGCCCTGCTGCTCGTTGGCCTCCTCAAGGATCTGCTCGGTGCAGCTCAAGTTTGCGCACAGCACCTGGCCCTTGCTCGGGTCTTCATCGGTTACTGCTTTGAACAGAACCACTCGCTTTGGCTTGCGGCCTTGCTCATATTCATGGCCTGCTGGCAGGTCGGGCTGATCGTCTGAGGCTTCCCAGATTTTGCTGTAGCCTTTACCGTCTGCAGTCTTACAGAACAGGCTGAGGCATTCTAGAAAGTTGTCGCTGATAACCCGAAAGCGAGTGGTGCCGGCCCCAAAGCGCAGGATAGGGGTTTTTTCGTCTTTAGCTGTAAAGCTGGCGCTCAATGCGTATGTGCTCATTGCGTTGTTTGTTTGAGCTCGCAAGTTGTGGCGCTGTTTGGCTTTATCCCTTCCCCTTTTTTTTGGGTTTTTCACTTTTGCTGTGTGGATATCTCAGAATCTTGTAGATTTTCATCACGTTGTAGAGAATCAAAGTGACTGAGCCTGCGGCAGTTAGGTACCAATCTACCAGCTCACCATGGCGTGCAACTTCCACCCCTAAAAAGGCCACATTTGCGGCGATCCATCCTGTTACGTTGTCTGGTGTCATTTTTTCTTCTACCTTCGCTTAGCTAATAGCTTCAGACATGAGGCCAAAAGCATTGCAAAACAGGGGGGGCTTAGGCCCTCTCTTTTTTTTTGGCTGGATGGCTATAGCTAAAGCTTGGGCCATTTTTTTTTGACTTCAAAGCCTGGGCAGGCCTTAGTGCTGAATTCATTATGCCCGCAGATTGTGAGCGGACGGCACAGCGCCATCTGCAAAGCAAAGGCCAGGTGCTCAAATGTCTCTTCTTGCTCACAGGTCATGGTGTCGGCCGGTTCGCCCTGGGCGTTCAGCCCGCCGACATACGCCACCCCAATGCTGTACAGGTTGTGCCCCTTGGTGTGCGCTCCCACTGTAATCAGCTCCCGGCCCTTCTGCAAGTGGCCGTCTAACTGAATCAAAAAATGGTAGCCCACGTCTGACCAATTACGCCCCTGTGTATGCCATCTACGGACTTCATCTATATCTACCTCTCTCCCCAGCGGGGTGGCTGTGCTGTGCAAAATCACGTGGCTAATCTCTCTCATGCTACCTGCCTAATGGCTGCGTGGCTATACGTGTTCCAGGTTACCATCTTCACAGACGAGCTGCCGCTGCCTGCTCTGAGGTAATAAAAAAGCGGGGTGATGTGCTCACCTGCTGAAGCATAAAAAACGCAGGTGCCGCCTGTGCCATCGTACTGGCTGCCGTAAAGGTCTTTGGTTGTGCGCATGTTAAACTTCTTATTTGACCAACTGCCAGAGCTGCCCACCTTATAGCCTGGGGCAATGATCAGCTTGACCTCATACGCATCTGCAGTGCTGCTGTTTTGCACGGCGATAAAGACGTTAAACTCATACCAGCCATTCACTGGCACTACGTACTCGCCTAAGCTGTTGCAGTTGCTGTTCTGGTCGAACTCAATCTTCCATAAATCTCTGAAGCGTGCAGGTGAGGGCAGAGACCCAGTGCCAGAGGATCGGGTGCCGCTGACTCCGCTTATAGTGGTGTCCCATCTAATCCAGCCAATATTGTATGGTATTGTCCACCGCCCATTGCTCTCATAGGTGCCACTCCATACAGCCTGCTCAGCTGGAAAGGCCTTAGCCCCAGCCTGAATGCCGTCTAGCTTTGTCTTGTCTGCTGAGCTCAAAGCCCCAGCTGCTGAGGTGGTGGCTTCAGATATTGAGATATCAGGCGTAGTGCCTCCGCTGCTGGCTATGGGCGCGGTGCCTGTTACTGCTGTGACGCCACCGCCACCGCCGCCGCTCTCGTTAACTGCCTTCCAGGTTTGAGATGCGCTGCTGTAGCGAATGATCTGATTGTTCAGCAGGCCTGTTAGGTCTACATCTCCCAGGCTGGCCAGCCCGGTGTTGAATTTGTTAGCGACGTCTGTGTTGACGTCTGCAATCTCTTGGCTTAGGTCTCTTACACCTTTGCGCGTGCTGTCTTGTAGTCCTGTGATGCTGTCGGCTGGGCTGTGGACTAGCTCGGTGCTTTTGCGGTTGGGTGTAACCTCATCCGGATCTAGCGTGCCCAATGTCTTCACAGCTATCAAATCCAAGTCATACAGATCTGCCGCTGCCTGGTAGCTCATGCTGGTGACCATCCAATTCTTGGACACGAAGCGCGGGCTGGTGAGTGGGTTTAGGATTATCTCACTCTGAAAGTCCCCGTGGTAAGCCTCCTGCTGCTCGCCAAAGTGCTCTAGCCTATCGATGCACAGCAGGGTGGCCAGAGATGTGGTGCTGGTGGTGTTGTTGCTTGTGAACCCCTGCACATTGTCTCCGGCTGGGTCTACCAAAGCCGCACTGCTAAAGTTGTAGACGTCATCTGATGGCCCTTCTGCGTAGAAGCCCACAGGTATCTCTAGCTCCTCCGTGGCTCCGTTGCTCAGCTCAGCGCCAAAGGTTAAGATGTCCCCGTTATCTGTGCCGTCTCCAATGTATGCCGCTAAGTCTCCGAGTATATATGAATTTACAGAATTGTAGATTTCAGGCCCAACTAGAAAGGCATCGGGGTTGGCTGCTGTGGCTATGCCATTGTAGCCGCGCACTTGCATTGTAACCTCTACAGTAGCCGTCTGAGCGCTGCCCAGGGTAGGAGTGGTGAACTCAAAATCTACCTGATCCGAAACAGGCGATCCAAAATAAGTCTGGTGCCCGTTGCGCAGTACGTCTGTCCAGAAATGCACGCGGCTGCTGCTGTCTGTTGTCCAGGTGTAGATGTCAGGCTCTGAGGTATTGAAGATTGTAGCACCATCTACGCCACCCCCTGGTGGGTCGTATAGCAAGCTACTGTCTACCTCTGTCGTGCTGTAGTCGTGTGCAATGTTGCGCTTGAGGTATTTGCTGCCTACCCTTACAGATAGCTCTATTCTCCATCTGCTAATTCTGCTCTGTGGGTCGTAGGATGGGGTGCTAGTGTATGTCCATGGCAAGCGCACCGCAGCAAAGCCACGAACCTTTACGGTATTGTCTCCGCCTATGTCAGTATCTGCGCTGCCTGATATGGTCAAAGTTGTCGGTTCACCTGTAGTGGTATGGCCTACTGGCCTAAATTCATTTGGGTAAAGCTGGCGCGATCCCGCAAAGGGTGTGTTGCCAAAGTAGTTTATGTCCCTGGTGATCTTCCGCACAGCTGGCAGGTAGTAGAACTCCCCGCCCAGCCTGTGCCTGTCGCTTTGGTTGATGTTTACAGCAATGGCGATATTGCTCCCGCTGGTTACCACTCCATCCTTTGTGCTGCTCAGTACGTCCTGCAGCAGGCTGGCTGTGCTCATAACCTTAGCGATAGGCATAAGCAGCCAAGTGCCCCGGTACATAAACAGCCGCGCATTCATCATGCTGCATATCTGAACCAGCATATCTTCTGCCGTGCCCACAGTGCGCTGCCCTAGCTCTGGATCATACGTGGTAGCCCCGAAGCTCACATCTTCTAGGAACGTATGCCCAGCCGTGCCAGTGACGGGGGCCACGTCCTGGGGTGCCAGCAGGTAAGCCTCAGAAGTTGAGTAGATAGCACGCTGCTGGGGTATGCCAGCCAAGCAAGTAAGCAGGTGATCCAGTGTGCTGTTGGTGGTGATGCCGATCAGTGAGCTGTCGTAGTCCTGCCGGCTGAGGGTAGCCAGTCCGCAGATAGCCTCTAGCTCAATGGCAAAGGGCCGGGCTTGGTCTGGAATCCGTATGCTCTCAGGTGTAAGCATACCCAGCCAGTGCCTTACGTCTGTGCCGTCTGGATCTTCGCGCACCTCAATGATGTATTTGCCTTCTGCAAACTCTGCCAGCTCATTGATCAGGGTTTGCTGTGTGGCCGTCTGCACCATCATATGCACCGTGCAAGTGCTGGGCATCAATGGGCTGAACACATCCTTCCCGCCAAAGTAGGAGAGCACAAAGCCAGGGGCTGCACAGCTGAATTCTTCAGCATCCCCGCTGAAGTCTGTATCTATGACATTAACGCGCCAAGTGTTGCCGCGCTCTGTGCTGAACTCGCTGTAAAATCTTAGTGCCATTAGATTAAGGTGCTGGTGTACTGCCTGCGTGCGTGGTTCTTGTCTCTGTTGCCAGTGAACAGCAGATCCCTGCCGCTCACTCTAGCTGATAGGTTGCCGCCACCCATCATGCCTTTCAATTTGCTCAGGGGCGCAATTACCTCCGGGTTGGATTTGGCGCCGGGGTACTCGCCTGCAAGAATGTGGCTAGGTCCGCTCACAATTCCGCCATCGGCCATAGGAGTAAAGCCAAATCCTGCACTCATAAAAGCGCCAAAGCCTGCTTTGCCTCCCGTTAATTCAGCCACGCCTGTAGGCCCACCCATCAAAGCAGAAAGCACTAAAAAGGTAGCGGCCAAAGCTGCAGCCTTGATCAGTAGCCGCTGCAGGGTCTGCATCATAAATTCACCAAAGGCCTTGGTGCCCTGGCTCAATGCAGTGAATGCGCTTTGAAACATGCCAGGCAGCTGCTCAGCCATGAACATGCCCATCTCACGAAAGCGGCCAATGACTGGCCCCAGGGTTTCGTTCAGGCTGTCATAGCTACCCTTCAAACCTCTGTTCTTTAGGGCGTGGTTTTCTACCTCAACCGTGGCCCTAGCATGTGCTTGGTGCAACCGCTCAATGGATTGCACTACCTCCTTATCTACTGGGTCTTCTTCTGCACCTGGTAAATCTGAGAGGCTTATAACGCTACCCTCCCCAAACATGGCTCCTGCGGTGGCTTTCTTCAGGTCGAGAATTGAGCCCTCTAGATCTGATATCTGATCGGTAAACCGGCCAACATTATTGCGGGCTATGTTCTTCTCAAACTTATCGCCCAAAGCCCCTACCTGGGTAGCTGCCTCTTCTGCTGCTTTGGCTGTCTTCAGCTGGGCTAACTCTGTCTCCAAAGCTCGGCGCTTGGTGTTTAGTGCCAGTATCTGCTGCGCTTGTTCTAGCTCCTTGGTGCGGATAATAAATTTCTCCGTCTCCTCGCGCGTAGTCTTTTGGCTTGCCTTCAGTGTAGCAAAAGCCGCAACCAGTAGCAAGGTGCCAGCCACCACTGCGCCAATGGGGTTGGCTGCCATCACCGCGTTGAGTGCGGCCATAGCTATGCGGGCCTTAAACAAAGCAGAAGCGAACAGCACAATGGGGCCAGCGGCTGCTGCGATAGCGCCCACAGTTAGCAGCACCTTCTTCTGCCTGTCGTTTAGACTGGCAAAGCTTTTGGCTAGCTGCTGGATCTTAGGAATAATGGGAGCTAGGAACTCATTGATGAGCCGCCCGAACTCCTCGGATATGTCGCCTATAGTGTTCTGTAATTGCTTGAACGGACCCAGCCCAGCCTTAGCTGCTGCCTCGGCGCTGCCTCCGTACTGCTTTTCCAGCTCATCCAGAATGATGGTCTGAGCTTCTGCCAGTTGCCCGGTCTCAGCCAGGGACTTGATCACCTCTTTCTGATCGTCGCTGAACTGGATACCCGCCCGGCTTAAGGCTGTGAGGTTTGACACTGGATCGTTCAGCGCCTTACCCAACTGGATGCTGGCGCTCTTTAGGTCGCCATCTAGCCGAGTGGCCAGATCCAAAGCCACAGCCTGAGTGCGTGCGAAGTTGTCGCCTGCAATATTGGTGAAGGTGAGCAGCTGGGCTGTGGCCCCCTTCAGAATCTCCTCATCTCCAAAGATGGTTTTGTTCTGCAGATCGCTGGCCATCTGCTGAAGCTGCTTAGACGTAAAGCCAACGGCGTTGCCTGTAGACTTTAGGCCAGCCTCTACCTGTGCAATGGCTTTGGCTTGCTCATCGAAGGCCCGCATGCTTTGGGCTGCCATGATCCCCAGCGGTGCAGTGAGCGCCATGGTCATGTTGCGCCCTGCCTGCTGCATGCTGGCTGTGATGTTACCAGTGGCGCTGCGCACATCCCTACGCATCTTGCCCAGGGCTTTGTTCAAGCCTTGGGTGTTGGCTCCTATGTTTAGGGTTAAATCACGTTGTGCCATTCTTAAAGTATTTCTGCAGTGCTTGCAGCTGCATCTTATTGCCCTCTTCTTTGCTTACCTCCTTGCCAGCTTTCTGCTCCCAGGGGAAGGTGCACAAATCGCTGGGCTTGATACCCTTCTTGCTGTGTGGCTGCAGCAGTAGGCTGGCCAGCCACCTGGTTTGCGTCCATTGCTGCTGGTAGGCCCTCTCCTCAGCTTCAGCCGCTCCCTTCATGGCTGCCATTAGCTGCTGCAGTGTCAGCTCATAAAAAACAGAAGGGCTGTAACGTAACACGCCCAGCCCTATCTGCATCATATCTTCAAAGGTTAGCGGCTTATGGCTTCCCTTTTTTTTTCCCTTCAGCCTCTGCGCTGTCATCTCCACCCATCAAGCTATTCAGCACAGTAGTGAGGTAGGTAACATCTTTAAGGTCGATCATGTCCAGCCAGGCCTTAGTGGTTAGCGTGAACTTCTCGCCCTCGGCTCGGGCTCCGTGCTTGGCGAAGTAGTACAGCATCTTGCTGGTATCTACCAAGCCCTCCAACTCATGCAGCTTGATGCCCTCCTTTTGTTGGGCCTCCTCAATTGCCAGCATGGTGGCCCGCAGTGGGAACTGCTCCCCGCCTAGGGTCATGATCATGACGTCAAGTCGCTGTCTACATTCAGCTCAAAGCTGCCGCTCACGGTTACATTCTCCTCTGTAGCTCCTGAAAAAGACAGCTCAGTAAGTACGCCGTCTGCAGTAATCTGGAAGCCTGTAGGCCCAACGACAAAGGCAGCGGCTGTGCGTGCGCTGGCTGCTGTCATGGTGGCTGCAATCGCTTGCCAGTCTGTGTAATCGTCGCCATCCAGCAATGCGCTAAAGGATCCGCTGCAGCTGGTGACGCCTGGCAGAACCTTGCGCAGGCCGTTGCTGTCTTTGGTGACTACCTCGCGCGTGCTTTGGCTGAAGCTGAAGCTAACTTCTGTCTCCTCAGCTACTGCTGTGGTTGCAATGGTGCTGATCTTAAATGATGTGCCGTTAAGTACTGCCATGTCTTTACTTTTTTCTCTTTCCTGAGATGGTCTGAATGATCACGCGCAAGTAGCCCACGATCTGATCATCTTTCTTGCTAGGTGTCAGAGACACGATAGCATCGGCGGCTGCCAGCAAAGCCAGAAGCACAAAAGCCCAGTTGTCTGTAATCAATTCCATCTGTCTGCAAGATAGGCAATTAGGCGATGCGCTCCACCTCTAAAACGCCACTTTTGCAAAGTACTGATCCGCTATGCGTACTTGCATCGTAGATCATAACAGACACCCTTTGGCCAGCTGTTAAATAGATGACTGCACTCAGCTGCCCAGGCTGATCTGTCACGCCGTGCTGCCCCTTGATAGACGCCCCACCCTCTGGCCCTTGCTTGCTGGTCTCTACCAGAAAGTAGAAGCGAAAGCTGTGGTGGATAGTGTCGGCTGTCATGTTCAGGGTGCAGGTGAACCTGTGCCATCCGTCTACGCTGCTCACGATCAAGCCCCCGCTGTTGGCTGTAATGTTGGTGCCTGTAGTCTGCCCCTGCTCATTGAATGGCAGGCTGGTAGGTGTCTGGCTGGTAAAGTCTCTTTCTTGGGCTCCACCTTCCAGATAGGTTGCGCTCGGCGTGAAGCTTGAGTATTCCCACACAGGGACGTAATTGGCAATGCCCGCACCCGCGCCACCGCTTTGGTCAATAGTCAAAGTGCCAGCCGGGAACTTGAGCGAAGTGCAGTACGCCTGGGGCGTGCCGTCTGTCTCTTGGATCTGTAAGCTGGATGCATTCAGAGGCAGCAGGGTAGCAGCTGGCGCACTGCCTACGCGCAACACCCGCACGCTGTAAGACTGCTCCACATAGTAGCACTCCTGGGCTGAGTCGTAGGCTATCTCTCCCGTCTCAAACTGGATGCTCTGAACCTCCACCCCGCCAAAGGTGCCAGCGTTGCGATCCAGTGCCGCCCTGCACTCTGCGCTCACCGTCATGCATTGGCCATAGTTCTGGCTCATGGTGTACACCTCTAGGGTGCTGTCGTCCATGGTGCTAGTGCTGTCCTTCTGGTTTGTGGGCTGGATGTTCTGAATGCTGTACACCACAAAAGGAAAATCCGTATTTGGTGGCGCTACCTCTGGGTGTACAGTGGCTCCACCGCTGAGGCTTGCGCCTGTGAGGATTGAATAAATCGCTTTGCCTGTTTCCATCTTACCAATGCTTTTGGATAAATCTTGTGTGCCCCTTCTTTAGTATTGGCAGGATGGCCTTGCGTGCCCTTGCCATCCCCTTCTCTGCGAAGCCTCTGTTTTTGCCCGGCCCAAACCTTTCGCGCCCCTGTTCTACAATATCACTGAACCAGGCATCTGTTCTGTTCGTCTGCCTAAAGGCTCCACGCTTGAAGGTTGCCGTGCTCTTTGGCCCCAGCCATACGTTGCTGCCATCTCTCGGCTTGATCACTTTAATGCTGCGCTTTAGGGTGCCCGGCATGATGTCCTGAGCTGGTCCCTTCTTGCCGCCCTGGTAACGCGCTGAGCTCGGGCCCTTTCTGCGCACCCTTACCTTGCCGCCTACCTGCACCGCGCTCTTGTATGCGTCCACCCCAGCTTTGGCTGCCTTTACATTCAGCTCCCGCACCTTTGCAACCTTGCTGCCATACAGCCGGCTCAGCTTCTCGGTGTCCCGCATAAGCTCCTCAAGCTCTGCCCACTCAGCTTTGAATTCCATCACCCAATTCTGTGCAGTAGATACGCAGGCCATCCTTTCGGCCTATCTCATCGAAGCCGTAAATCTCAAACTGCTTGCCGTCCCAGTGCACCCTATCCGTGTGCAGGATCATCTCACTGCTACCAGCACTGGCTTGGTCTGGGTGATCCACGATAAACACAGTGCGGGCCTGTGGAAATACCTGGAAGGCTGCCACATTCTCAGACGTGGAACCGCTGCCCCTGGGCAACATCTCAGCCCATAGATTCTTGAACTCGGCCCAGGTGTTGGCGCTGGTGGAACCGTAGGCGTCCAGCGTGGCAGCCTGGCGCACGATCGTAATGTATCTATCTCTCCGGCCTGCCTGCTTCATGGCTGTAAGATGTTTCGGTACTGGCTCAGCAAAGCCTCAATGCCCATCTTGATCTGTGTGCTGACCGTGCCGGTAATCACCTGTTGCCTGTTCTCATAGAAGTGTGCAGCCAGTAGCCGCACAGCATGCACCATGGGCTCGGGCACTGTGGCATGGCCATAGGTAAAGGCAATGTGCACAGGGTAGTGGCTGTAATCGTAGACGCTAGGAGAATCTACAAACGCAATCACTGCAGGCTGCGCTGCAAAGTCTGTGTAGTAGTTGCCCGTTGCCATGGTGGTGAGATCCTCGGCTGCTTGGCTGCTGGTCGTCTGGTATTTCACTGAGCTAATGGCTGTAACCGGGCCCACAGCAAAGCTGCAGCGGTGGAAGCCCCGCAGGTAGCCCGTGGCTGTAGTGGTGTGCAGCTTGCTGTTGGTGTAGCCCTCTACCCACATACATGCAGCATCACGCAGGCTGCCGATCAAAGCATCTTCTACGCTGTGAGTTACCCGAAGGTGTTGCTTTAAGTCTGCGGTGCTGAGCACGCTGCTGTAGTCTGGGGCGCTGCTGGTTATCTCTATTCTCATCTTTCTCTAAATGAAGAAAGGCCGAGGCGTTAGCCCCAGCCTTTCTCAACAAACTGCTGGCCCCTTTGTAAGGCCTGAAGTATTATGCGTCGTTGCCAGTGTAGCAAGCAACGGCTGCGGCTTGGCGGATACCAAAGTCGAAGAAACGATTCACATGCAGTGTTACCTGGCCATTCGTGGCGTTGGCTCCGTACACATCAGCAAGCAAATCCAAGCCACCGAAATAAGCGAGGATGCCAGCTTGTCCGAAGTTTCCGTAGGCGAAGGGCTTAGCTGAAGCCTTAGCCAGGTACGGGGTGACTGTGTAGTCGTACTGCGGAAGCAATGAGCTCACAGCGTCAACGCCTGCCAATCCGCGAAGGACTTTGTGTGCGTCTGTGCCGGATACCAAACGGGCTCCATTGATGTCTGCTCCAGCTGCCACGATTGCGGCTTCCAAAGCGTAGATGTCATCTGCGGTGATGGTGCCTGAAGTGATAGCTCCAGTAGTGCAACCTGCAAGGACTGCATCGAAGCAGTAATCATCAATGAAGGCAGCCATAGCTGAACCCAAATCGCCTGCGATCACGCGCTCTACGTCTGCACCTCCCTGCTCAATGAGCAAACGGCTGTAGACTGTCTTGGCAGCTGCACGCTTTGGGGTCAGCGTCAAGCTGTCCATGTCCATGCCAGAGTCGCCTGCTGCGCCTACCTCGGCGTCAAAGGTGGTGTCTGGGTCTGTGCTGGCTGCAGTCAAAGCCACAGACGCTGGGGTGCTGATCCGTGGAAACTGGATGTTGCCAGTAGCTCCGGTGATCACTGTAGTTCCTACCTGCTCAATCACTGCCGGTGCACGCAAAGCCTGAATAGCTCCGGGCACGTTGGTTGGCACAAAGCCATCGCCTGCGCCCTGGCCCTGTGCAAGGAAGTTGTCGGCTCCAGCGGCTGCCCGCTCAAGGGCGATGCTGGGAATACCGATGTTTGAGCTCACAGACAAGCCCATAGCTGCCTGCTCTGCTTTGCGCTCTTGCATCCACTCTGCTTCTGCTCCGCTGTGAGCGCGTTGGCTCATGGCGTTGTTGATGGCACGCGTCAAGCTGAAGCGAGCGTTTACGCTGTTCACTTCAGACTGCTGGCTAGTGCTGGGGGCTGTGGCGTAGGCCATAGCTTTTGCCTGCATCTCGCCCTGGCGCTTCAGCTCAATCTGCTTGTCGAGCTTCTCAATTTCTTTGTGCAGCGAACGTGCCAAAGTCATCTCATCCTGTGAGGGCTCTGTGCCTGCTGCGTCAATCTTGCCGAGCAGCTCAGTGTGGCGCTCATGCTTCTGCTCGCGCAAGGCTTGCAGGTCGTTCATTGTGTAGTTCTGCATCTTTCTCTCGTTGCTCTGCAAGATAGGGCTTTCTTCCGTAACTGCCACAGCTTCAGGCGTTTCCTTCTTCTCGCTGGGTTTCTTTCGTGCTTCTGCTGAGGTCTGAGGGTAGGCGCCAAAAGTCGTTACGCTCACATCAAACAATTTGCCTACGCTTCTGATCGTCCGCAAGTCGTCGGCCCAGTCTTCATCTGCAATCGTAAAAGCAAAGCTGCTTTCGTTCAGATCGCCACGCTTGACCATAGCGTACAGATCGCGCCCGCTCTGGGTATCTAGCAGCTCGGCCCTGTAGTGCAGGCCGTGATCGTCCTCTGTGAGCTTTAGGCTGCCGTTACCGCTGCGGGCAAAGGGCACGCCGTCATGGTTCAGCAGGAAGCGCACGTCTTGATCTAGGCTATCCTTGAAAGCCCCAGGTGCTACTTGCTCTCTGAAGTCTCCAATGCTGGTTTCGCTGTTAAAGACTGCGGCGTAACCCTCAAGCACCATGGGCTTGTCTGAAGCCCGCAGCTCAGCTGTGCGCTTTTCTATTTGCTTATCTGAATCCATTGTCTATCTTTGTTTCACACAGGGGCGCAATTGGTTTGTTTCAATTGGTCAAAGGGGGGCGGCTTCGGTCGCTCCTTCTTTTTGTGCCAACTTTTCGCTGTAGGCTTGCAAGTGATCCAGCGAAAGCTGGTTTACCTGGCAGGTGAAAATCTCACCTTTGGCCCCAATGCCGTTGAGATCCTCGCGGCTTCTCACTTCGTTAATGTTCATCCAGCCATGCTGCAGGGCTTGCTGATAGTATGCGCTGCGGCTGGCGCTATCGGCGCGGCTCAGGCTGTCCATATCAAAGCGACAGTAGAGGCGCACGCGCTCACTACCCAGAAGTAGCTTGCGGTTAACCTCCTGCTCAATCCTGCGGGCCCAGGGCAGCAGGCAATGCTGCTTGAACTGCAAGTTCTGTGCTTCAATGTTGCTGTAGGTGGCTTGCCCAGCAATGCCTATAAGCGTGCCGGGTACGCTGAAGATGCGGGCGATCTCCTCGGCCCCTAGCTTTCGCGTCTCAATGTATTGTGCCTCATCTGGTGAGATGCTGACCCGCTGATACTTAAAGCCAAAAGGCAGCAGCTTAGTGCCAGCATGCACCTGGCTATTGTTCCAGCTGCTCTGCACTGTGCGCACCTGATCCTCACGCAGGCTTTGCTCACTGGTAAGAACGCCCGTCATCTGCCCCCCGTTGCTGAAGTAGTCGTTACCAAAGTTCAGGGCTGCCTGGCTTAGGCCAATGCTGCTGGCATGCATGCGAATGGGTGAACTGCGGAACAGATTGCAGACGGTGAAGATTTCGCGCTCGGCCAACATCTCCCCACCCTGGATCCGGTAGAAGGTGCCGGCTGCTGTCTGCTTGCGCTCCACCTGGCTGTGCTCTAATGGCAGCAGATACTCTGGGCGGCCATCGCCACCAAAGTAAATGCGGGCATAACCTACGCCATACATGCAGGCCTGGGAGATAATGCCTTCCCAGAATTCCATGCTGGTAAGATCGGGCGCGGGTTCAGTCTGCAGAAGCTGGTGGACCTTGTGGCCCGCTGCAATCTCCTTGCCTGCGCTGTCCTTTTTGTAAATGTTCAGCTCCATGCTGGCCAGGCTGCTGCTGATCTTCTGCACACAGGCATAGACTGCAGCCACGCCCATTGCGCTCTGTGGTGTAACAGGTACCGCCGTGCGTGCACTTGGCAAGATCCCGGCATTCATTGCCACATCCTCGGGGCTGTAGTAGCCCACTCTCATTCTTAGGTTCTTTACCCATTTCTGCAGCCTGTTCGCCATAGGCTAAAGATAAGGAAATCAAGCTTATAAGCTCCAAACTTCAAGCAATGGCTCTGGCTCGCTATTGTTGTAGTAGCAGCCCAGGGCCATAATGCTGGCCACCCATCCATCTACCTTCTGCCCTTCTTGGTTTTTCTTCTTGCTCACCTTGATGTTGTCGGCGTCGTCCCGCTGCAGTTGCACACAGCCTACCTGCCAACGCAGCACAGGGTGGCCAGCGTGCAGCACATGGCCTTTACATATCAGGCTCTCCATCTGTTTGGTTGGGTAGCTCATAGATGCATAGCCCTGGCCAAATTGCTGGCAGTCTATGCCGTAGGTGATCAGGTCGGGAACAAGCATCTCGCTGTAGTATCTATCAAAAGCCAGGGCGGTGATTTTGTATTGATCATGAATGCGCTCTATATAGCCCTCCACAGCCCGTAAGTCTGTTACGTTGCCCTCTGTGATCTGCATTAAGCCCATCCGCTGCCAGGTGATGTGATCCACGCCCATGCGCTTCTGCCTGCCAGTAGCTGCCA